TCGAAAGTTTCAGAAATTATAGAACGAATGCATACTCAAAGAATGCATCTTCTCACAAATCAAATTATTGATATCCCCCTCGATGGTAAGGTACTCACCGTCAAAGTTCCCTTTCGGTACCGAAGGGTGATGTGTGACGTCAAAGGACGTCCCGTACAATCTCTCATACAAGGGGATGAAGTTGAAGTTGATGTGGATTTCAAAGGAGTTTGGAATGTGGGAAATTACTCGGGCTTCTCTTGGATACTCTCAAGTTCCTCAACCTCTTGAGTGGGATCCCGGGGAAGATCGATCGTCGTGAGACCACCCTTCTTAAACCCCTCGAAGGTTTGGAGCATACCCTGTAGGCGGAACACCTCCTGAGTGAGTTGCTCGATGTTCATACGAAGCTTCTTAATATTTTCATCTACGTCGACGGTGGGCATTTACTGATTTAAAGTTTCTAGTCTTTAAATGTGTATGCTCACACGGACTGGATACCTCATAGATGCGGGGCCAATCCAAGAAATTAAAAAAGAACTTACCGTAAGACCTATCGTCAATGGCGACTTTGGATTTCCTCCACCGCCTTTCAAAGTTTTTAAACCAGCTAAGAACGGAATCTGCGTTCCAAGATTCTACGGAACTTCTAAACTTGGGGAGCCCAAAGAAGACCGACGCCCAGAACCTACCCGTATCCGCGTCAAGTTTGCCGGACAACTTCGCGACGCGACACATCAAAATGAAGCACTCGCAGCAGCAATTGAAGCAGGGCATGGCGTCCTTTCTTTACCATGCGGCTACGGCAAGACGACGGTATCCCTGGCCATAGCTTGTACGTTGAGTTATCGCACCATGATCATCGTACACAAACAGTTTTTAGCTGATCAGTGGAGAGAACGTATCCAGCAGTTTTGTCCCGGCGCCACGATCGGGGTTGTACAACAAAACAAAAAGGAGGTGGAGTGTGATTTTGTCATCGCGATGCTTCAGTCACTTTCCCTCAAAGAGTATTCATTCTCAGACTTTGAGAGTATTGGGACAGTCATCGTTGATGAGGCGCATCATATATGTGCAAAGGTGTTCAGTCAAAGTCTCTTCAAACTTTGTCCGCGACACATATTTGGACTTTCGGCGACGCCTGAAAGGAAAGACGGTCTCACGAAGGTGCTTCACTGGTTCATGGGTCCCACATTCTTCGCAGTAGAACGTAAAAATCAGGCGCAAGTGGAAGTGTTTCCAGTAACATTCGATTCTCCGAATTATAGAAACCCACCACCATCTATGCGAAACGGAAAGATCTCGATGCCCAACATGATCACGGAACTCGTCGAGGATCGTCAGCGAAATAAAATGTTGGTCGAGTTGGTGAAAAAGGCTTCAGCTGGAACGAGACAACTTTTGGTTCTCAGTGACCGTAGACACCACTGTGAGTTTCTTCATCAGTGTTTTCCCAAAACATCGGGACTGTACATGGGTGGAATGAAAGAGGCGCAACTCCAAGAATCTTCAAAAAAGAAGATTATTTTTGCGACGTTCTCACAAGCCCACGAAGGACTCGACATCCCAACATTGGATACGGTCATTTTGGCGAGTCCGAAATCAGATATTACTCAGAGTATTGGAAGAATTATGCGAGAGACCAAAGGTAAAAAGAACGACCCGCATATCTATGATATCCATGATCCCTGGTCGGTCTTCACGGCCATGTATTACAAGAGAATGAAGGTGTATCGTCAAGGTGGTTTCAAAATTCACGGCAAGGTGGTGGAAGAGACGAAAAGTGACTTCCCTCAGGGAAGATGTCTGTTTTTATAATCTAACCAACTATTAAATGTCTGGTGCATTAATACAACTCGTTTCGAAGGGTATTCAAGACGTGTATCTCACGAGCGACGAAGGACACTCTTTCTTTCGTATGAAGTTTACGCGTCATACAAACTTTTCACAAGCGCCTAAGTTTATCAAGACGATCGATTCGAATGATACGTCTATAACGATTCCAGTTTTGGGTGATGTCATCAACGGTATTTGGTTTGAGTCCATCAACACGAGTAATACGAATATCGCATCAAACTTGTTTTATAACTCGACGATCGACTTGTACATCGGGGGTCAAAAAATAGATTCTCAACATTACGATTATTACAGCGAGATTTGGCCAAACTACATGTCCGACACCTACAACAAGTCACAAGAACTGAACAACAAAGCATCGACATCGAATCAAACGTTCGTTCCCCTTCATTTCTTTTTCTGTGATCACAAGGCATTCTTACCTCTGGTCGCACTTCAGAATCATCAAGTTGAACTCAAGATTAATTTCGACGAGGCTACCATCGCCAGTCTTCCAGAAGATGAAAAGCGAGCCAATATGTATGGAAATTACATGTATTTAGATACGGAAGAACGCGAATCACTCGTGAAGAGAACGATCGATTTTGTCATCACACAGACACAACGAGTCGAATACGCCCTCGAGAGTGTTACGGACAACACCACTCAATCTGGTGGATACAACGATCTTGATATTTCCATCTTTAATCATCCTGTGAAGTCCCTCTTCTTTGGATATGGAACGTCGAGTCCTAATTTTGCACAGGATCGATTTTCATTCAGAAATGCGGATATACACGTGAACGGAACACCACTCCTCGAAAACATGAGTCCCATGTATTTTCACACGGTCCAAAACTATTACAAGTCAAACTATGGTCAGACAGAATATGATGCAGATACACACTCAGGTGTTTACACTCGATACTTTGCGTATCACTTTTGTCTAAATGCATCGGAATATAACCCGTCCGGTTCCTGTAACTTTAGTCGTCTCGATAATGCGAAACTCATTCTCAGGGGTGTAGAGAAGGGTGAATTACGACCATCGAATCAACCGGTATATGTATATGCCGTGAACTATAACGTGCTTCGTATTAAGGATGGACTCGCCGGAATTTTATTCGGTAACTAATGTATAAATGGGCAAGCTCGTAAAAGCTGGTCAGATTTTCGTGACCAGTCTGGACGCAACACCCAGAGAGACTGATATCTTGACGGGTCTTGCGAGTATAGACGCCGGTGAGATTACAGCGGATGAAATCACAGTCGCGAATCTCAACATCACCGGTGAGCTCGTGGCGGTCGCAGAGACTGTGCAGTTCGCTGGTGTCACGAACGTATTTCGTATGACAGCTACACAAGTTGGTATTGGTGTAACAAGTTCACAGCTTTTTAATGAATTTCAAGTTGGTGCGAATGATTTTTCAATAGACAGAAGTAGACAAAATATCGTCGTCGTGAATGGAAACGTCGTCTCTACGAACTTATTCGCGACGAACACGATCAAGACGACCAATAACAAGTTTTTGGTGGAGAATGGGGCTTCGAATGTGGTGAAAGTGACGGGAAACACATTTTCTTCCAATCTGACAGTCGGAAGACAACTCATCGTCGGTACAGAAGCCCCCTCCGATTCCGATGTTGCCATTTTCGAAAACGGTAACGTGGTCATACGGGATGGCACGTTACAGATTACGGGTAATGTGGAAATTTCAGGAAACCTGGCCATCTCAGAGATTCCCGATTATACACAGGTAAACAGTCTTATCGTGTCGAATGCCGTGATTCAGATGGCGACGGATCCTTTAAACTCGAGTCCATTTTCGGGGAATGATGGCACGTTCGATATGGCTCTACTGATGTCACAACAGGGTGGAAGTTCGAACGTCTTTTTTGGGTACACACAAAGTGACGATACGGTAAAATTGTCGAGATCTTTTGGAAGCCCTCTCGATAAAAACTTTATCATGGATTCTTCAAACACGACAAATCTGTACATTTTAGGTGATGTGTACACGCAAAACAACGTGGGTATCGCGAACACTTCTCCCGCGCACTCTTTATCGGTAGGTTCTAATCTCTACATAGACGATACGGCAGGGGTTTCAAACGTTTTATACGCAAACGGATACGGCTATTTTGAGGGTATGCGCATAGGTGACAACGGACTTACCGTGGGTAACTTGATTACTATGGATGCCGATGCACCTATTCCCGTCGTCGTCAATTCGATCATACAATCCGACGGTCTTCGAACCACTGGTGTACTTCCTTCGAGTATCGCAAACTCCGCACCGGAAGATACACTCTCCATAGGTGATGTCGTGTTTGTGAATGCATTTAGCGGAAACGCCCTGACCATTAACGGTAACACAGTCACGTCCCGTCTCATCACAGAATCGATTCGTGTGCAGGATTTCATCGAAGTCGAGGGTGATTCGGGTATCACTTCGGTCGCGAATGTACTCATTCATGCAGATACGGACGGTCCGGACACGGCGTCTAACGCTGTGACAATCGTCGCGGGACCCGTGGCGTCGAATACCTCACTCATTAACGTGTTTGGCGCGCGAACGAACCCGAATCACCAACTCATACAGTTCATGACGAAACAAACTGAACGCATGCGTATTTCATCGACAGGGAACGTTGGTATCGCGAACACCGCTCCCACGGATAAACTCACAGTCGGTGGAACTGTCCGTGTCATAGGAAGTAACGCTTTCACCATGGGAACCACTACGAATTATATGAAAGCGTATTCCGATGTGAGCGGAACACAGACAAAGATTGAAAGTCGCGTGGGTACGGGTAAAGGTCTCAACATTTATGCGAGTACCACGGATACGATGGGAACTCCGAAGATGACCATCCTCGAAACGAGTAACGTGGGTATAGGAGTATCGAACCCACAAGGTCGTCTTCATACGTCGGGTGGTACGGTCTTCGTGAATAATCAACCCCTGTACAGAAGTGCGTATAGCCACTTATCTACACCACTCGTCGTCACGAATGGAACTGAGACGAACGACACGGTTTCACAAACCCCCGTGTTGGAACTTACCCGGGAAGGTGTCTTGAACAATTACGAAGCTGTGCGGGCGACATTCAAATTGGGTAAATATGATCTCACAGCGAACAAGTCTAAAACGAAGATGGATATTTATTTGGCGGATGATAATTATAACGATGAGATTGACATTCTCACACTTCGAAGTGATGGGCGTGTGGGTATAGGTTCGACCGTTCCGGAAGCGTATTTGGAAGTCGTGAGTAGCGGAATAGGAAACGCGAGACAAAACAGTCTCATGATTCATAACCACCACGGTGCGGGTGGCGCGGGAGACGCGATCATGGCAGCGCAGACAGATGCGACCCAAGGAAACGCATTCACGTCGTATATTCAAACGACGAATGATACCAATCCACGTGGATGGTCGGTCGGTATCTC